AACCCGGCAACACCGGAAACCAAGACTTCGTTTGACCACGACGATTCCACGTCACCGACCTTGCGGCGGTTCATCTGCATCGGGTTGGCGAGGTAGTTACCCGCGATCTTGATCACGGCGTCGATCACCGGCTGCGGAGTGTCCAAGAATCCGTGTGTGTAGGTGACGCGTAGGCTTTTGGGGGCGGACGGCCAGGACGGAACCTCGGACAGTTGGGTTCCGGGCTGGCCGGTGGTGTCGTACAACAACCCTTCGGCTGTCCAGGCGTAGTTGACCAGGGTCCGCCACGACATGAAGCCGGTCTCGTTCCGCATATAGCCCTCGACGGTGCTGATGGACAGCACGGGGGGGTTGGGGAGCTGGGCGGATCGTTTCGCCGGGAACGGGTCCACCAAAACCACATCGTCGGCGGCGTAGGAGAAGTCACGCTCGCAGTACGCCTCCACCGCGCCCACCGCCCACGACAGGGCGGCGTTGACATCCTGATTGGAAAATGATCCTTTCAGGAATGCGGGAACCATCGAGGCGTCAACGTCGATCACTTGACCAGCACACCCTTCGACGTGGTTTTCACGACCTTGGCTTTGATTTCTTCGTCGGGTTCGGGGTGGTCACCCACGACCTCGTCGTCTTCGGGGATGTCGTCGCTGATCTGGTACACGATGTCTCCCTTTGTGGTTGGGGGCCGGCGGGCTGGTTACCGGCCCCCTGTCACTGACTAGCTGCCAGCGGTGGTGAGCTTGATCAGCTCGAACACCTCGGGGCGCTCGATCATCAGACCCACACGGCTCTCGGCCCGGGCAGTCCAGAGGTTCTGCTCGAAGTCGGTTCCGTTGGTGTTGGTGACGTTGACCCGCAGACCCTCACGGCGCAGCACCATGCCGCCGTCCGAGAAGGAGCCGACGAGCACGTAGCCGGCCGGGATGGCCGGGGTGCTGACGACACGCTTGCCCCACAGGGTCAGGCCCGGGTCCAGGTAGCTGCTGGACTCGTTCACGGCACCGCCGTAGCTGTAGCCGTAGAACGAACCACCCAGGTACTGGCCGGTGCTGTCCTTCGCGAGGCGAATGGTGTTGTAGTCGGACGGGTTGACCACGATGGCATCCGGCTCGAAGAACGTGCCGACGCGGATGTCGGTCAGAGCGGCGAGGATGCCCTCGGCGATCTGAACGCCGGTCGGTGCGGCTCCGTTGGTGCCGGTGACCTCGCGGCCCGGGGTGACCGACGACACCGTGGAGGTGCCTGCGCCCGCGCCCGGGGTAGCCGCCGCCGGGACCACCAGGTTGGTGACCGCGGACACGGTCTGCGGCTTGGTGAATCCGGTGGTGCGGTTGAGCAGACCGTTCACGCCGGGCATACCGCCGCCGGCCAGGAGCTGAACCTCTTCCTGACGGACGACACCCTGCGCGAGGCGCTGCTGGATGAGTGACCAGAACGCCGGGGCGTCCGCGATCAGCTCGTCGGTCACGCGGGCCAGCGCGGCGACCTTGCCGACCTGCTCGGTGTAGCGGGTCAGGCTGTTGGTGCTGGTGGGCTTGGTCGCACCTTCGGCCACGCCTGCGGCGTTGTTCGCCCACGCGGTCTCCCGCACGTAGGTGACGACCGGACCCGAGACGGGCATGGTCGGGAACAGCTCCGCGATGACGTTCGGGTAGAACCGCAGCTCGGTGATGCCGGGCACGAACTCCGGGACGATGGCCGGGCCGGCCGCGCCACCGAGGAAATACCCGCTCAGGGCTGAGGGGGCTGAGGTGCCTGAGGCGGCCTCACCCATCAGCGAGGCAACGCCCTGGGTTTTGAAGCCGATCTCGAAGTCCACCGAATCGCGGGAATGACCCGTGGCGGCGGCCTTGATGCGGTCGTACGCCTCAGCGACGGCCTTCACCCGCGTATCGACGGGCATGTCGGCGACCTCGGCGGGCAGCATGTCGGCGCCACCGGACAGCCGTGCTGCGCGGTCGTAGGCCTTCATGGCCGACTCGATCTCGGCGTTCTTGGCCTCGATGTGATCCATTGCGGTCGAGAACTCGGCGGCGGTCAGCTCACCGGCCTCGAACGCGGCGGACTTGGCCTTGACCTCGGCCGCCAGCTCGTTGGCCTGCTGGCGCAGACCCTCTTTGGTGCTCACTGTTTCAGCTCCTTAAAGCTCAGTTGTTTGTTTGACCAGGAATGCGAGCGAACGTGCCCGCAGGGCTGCGGATTCAGCGGAGTCGTCGGCGGCAGCGGCGGACTTGTGGTCGGCGTCTGCGGCGGATTTCTCGGCGGATTCCGTTTCTCCAGCGTCCTCGCTGGAAGTCTCTTCATCATCTTCTTCTTCTTCGGCGTGGTCGGGGTCGTGGACGCCCATCGCCTCAAGAAGCTCATCGACGGTGGGGCCGACACCGAACAGCATGTCCAACGCCTGCGCGACCTCGGGGGGCAGCGTGGCCCGGTCCACATCCACGACGAGGGCTTGGGCCTGGTCGAGGACGGCGTCGATCCCGGCCAAGGTGGTGCGGGGGTCGATGTCCTCGTCATCCATGATGGTCACCGCTTTTTCGTCGTAGTTGCCTTTGGCGCACATGGCGCCCAACTGGACGGCGGCGTCGTGGATGGCCTGCTCATGGGACACCATGTCGTCGGCCTTCGCCGCCTTGGAGGACAGCACGACGGCTTCCTCGTTGGCCGGCACGGCGACGAACGCCCCGTTCAGCAGCTCCCGGGTGACGGTCTGGGATTTCTTGTCCCGCATGGTGCGGAACGCCACCGAGGTTTTGGTGATGTGGCCCTCGTTGACGAGGGTTCGCACGTTCTGGGCGTGCGGGGTGGAGGCGAAGGTTCCGCGCACCCGCAGCACCCCGTCCTCAATCGACGGCACACCCGAGCCCACCGTGGTCGCGACAGACATGCCGTGGTCGGAGTCGAAGGTGATGCGCTCCGGGAGGGGTTGTTTCCATTCGTCGATGTACAGCTTCTCGCCGTCGCGGTCCAACGCTTCGGTGGACAGGATCACATCGAACTCGCCGTTGGGGTTCTCCGACTCAACCGCCGAAACCGCCGCGTCCACACTTTTGGTGACGACGTTCATCAGATTTGCCTCTCGATAATCAACTCGCACGCCCGCCTGATGGCGTCCTCTTCGCCGGGGTGCTTTTCCAGTAGGGTGCGGGCTGCGTCTTGGATGCTCTTACCGCGGCCGATCAGGCCGCCGATGTCGCGCATGAACTTCTGCGGCGGCACTGCGGTGGGCGCGGGTGCCGGGTCTGCTGTCGGCAGTTCGGCGGGCTGATCGGGTGGTGTCAGCCCCAAGGGTTGGATGGCGGAGTTGGCGTACAGCCGGTCAGCGACCGGGCCGGCGTCATCTAGGTCGAACATGGGGCGGGCTTCGGAGGGTTTGGCGATACCGGACTGCACCAGTTGCGACATCGCCTCGGCGCGCTTCTCAAAGTCGCCGCGCAACACTTCGGCGACGGCGAAGCGGGCAACCTTTTTGCCGTTGAACTCTGAGCCCACATAGTGGTTCAGCACCGATTCGATGAACACGATCCGCGGGGCCAGCGAGTCGCGGAACACGCTGCGGAATTGTTCGGTGATGTTGGAGAACGTGGCGTGGTCAAGAATGTGGACGGCGGGGGGTGGGATGTCGAAGACGGCGCACACTTCTTCCCGGTTGAGTTTCCGGGACTCGATGTACTGCATCTCCTCCGCCGACAACTGCATCGAAGAGGCACGTAGGTCGTCTTCTAAGACGAGAACACCACCCGCGTTGGATGATCCCCCAGCGGTGGCGCGGAAAGCGTCCTGAACCCTCTGGCGGCCCTCGGGTCCGAGTTTCTTCTCCGTCTGCAACACCATCGACGGCCGGCCCATATTCCGCCACCACGACGCAGTAGCCCGCCTTGCGGAGTCTTCGTTCATCAGGGTGGAGCGCAGCGGCTCTAGGCGGGACATGCCGCGCATCGTCCCGAACGGATCGTACTGGCGGAACGGCACAACCTCGTCCTGGGCGAACTCCTGATTCGGGTGCCCCAGGAACTGGTAGGTCAGGGTGCCGTCTTTTTGCCGGTTGATCTTCGTCTGCGCCGGGTGCATCGGGATGAACGACAGCGTTTTGCCGGTGCGGTCATCCCGCAACTTGATCAAATACGCTTCACCGAAAATCTCGATGGTGGCGGCCAGCCACTGCCAGAAGCTGTACGGGTTCATGTGCGGACACGGCTGCGACAACAACTTCGCATACGGCGAGCCGGTGTCCAACATTTTGTGTCCCGGCCCCGACTCGTCCCACACCTGCATCCCTAACCGCGCAATCAAGCCTGAGATTTTGTTGACCACCGTCGCGACCCACGGCTGCGCCTGGTAGAGCTGCGCGTAGGTGGCGAACTTGGTCTCCAAATCCAAGCCCGTGCGGGGCACGAAATAAGAGTTGTAGAACTGGGGGGCGATTTCCGCGAAGGCTTGGGGTGCCAGCACCTTCACTTGGCCGTTGGAAAGAATCAAGATGCCAGCTCCTGTAAGTACGCGACGGCGGCGCGATCAACAATCACAGGGCTGGACAGCGGTTCCGGGGTTTCCCCCGGCGCCGTAGGGACGGTCATGCACTGGGTGAACACGTAGGAAACGGTGTCCCAGTCGTATAAAACCCCGGAGAAAGTGGACTCGTTGTGCTTCAAAGTGACCGCGAAACGGCGGCGAAGCGCCTGCTTAATGATGCGATTGCGGCGCATGTCACCGCCTTTCAGGTCTCGGGTTAAACGATCAGCACGTCTTCGGATGCGTATACGCTGATCTGGTCGTGCATCTGCTCCCCCCACAGGGCTTGAACGCACGCCACCAGCGGTGAGGCGTCCACGGGGGAGTTCTTGCGGTCGATCACCCACGAATCCCCGATCACACGGGCCTTCGCTGAATCCGCCGCCGCGTCAAGGACCGGGGACGGCCGGTGGGCGAGTTTGTGTTCGGTGATCAGGTCGAACGCATACCCGTACGCCTTGGTCAGATCAGCCCCGCCGAGTTCCACGACTTCGAGGTGGGCTTCCCGCAGCGGGTCGATCAGCAGGGATGCCGGCGCTCCTCTGGCTTGGATGACGATCCCGGCGAATCGGTCCTTGCGTTCGGTCAGCCAGGGCACGATCCATTCGGTGCCCCGCTCCGCAGCGATCACCTCAATGTGCTTGAGCCCATCGTCGCGTTTGGCGGCGATGGCGACGTAGCCCTTGGTGCGCTGGAAGTTCACATCCACCGACGCCCACACCTCCGCGTCGGGTGAGCGTTTCGAGGTGTCGTCGGTGGTGGCGATCCAATCCTCCCGCGGGATGATGCCCGGCTCCAGGGCGTCCACCCACTGGCACAAATGCTCGGTGCGGAAACCCGGCATGTTGTCGAACATCGCCTCGGCCCGGCCGGCCAACGAATCCGCCTCGAACAGGTAGCCCATTGCTGGGTTGGCGAGCGGCCAGTGCTCCCGATCCAGCGGGTCCGTATCTTCGGGCGCGGACCATTCGAACAGGGCGGTTCGGGTCTCTTCGGTTTGTTTGGTGATGATGCGTTGCAGGCACCCATCCCGTAACGACCGAAGAACAACTGACGTGGCGTCACCGGCGTTGGATGCCGCAACCACAAGGCTTCTAGGTCGGGCGGTGGTGGTGGGGACGATAGCATTCCACGCCAGCCAGTTTTGGTGTTCACGCAGCTCGTCAAGCAAAGCCAAGTCAACGGACAGAGATCGGCCACCCTTACGGGTAGAGACAGCGGCCCGCCACTCGCGGCCGCCGTCAAGCACAAGTTTGTACTTGCCGTTGGTCTGGGAGAACCGCTGAAACTCCGCCTTCAGCAGTTTGTTGTTTTTGACCTCGTCCACCGCTTCGGTGAGCGTGGTCTCCGCGAACTCTAAATTCTGCGCCGATATGAGGACTTGCTTCGCGCCATCCACATACAGGCGCCACAACCCCAATCCTTTCAACCATTGGGTTTTACCGTTCTGCCGGCTTATAAGCACCACAATGGTTTGAAATCGGAACCCGGACGGGTCTTCCAGAGGCTTTTCTAAAGCGTGGATGTAGAGCCACTTTTGCCACGGCAGCAGCGTCCAGCCCAGGACGCCTTCGATGAAGTCGATGCACTCAAAACCCCACGATGTTTCGGGGGTTAGTTCCCGAAGTTGTGGGGTGTAGAGCCGTGGTTCTGTGCTTCCTTTACGCGGAGGTGCGGCGAGCGCGGAGCTTTGATAGCTCATCGTTGGGTTCTTCTTCGTCGTCGGCTGGTGTGACGGATTCGGGGGCGAACAGCTTGGTCTGCTGTTCTAGCAGTCGGCGGCATATCTCGGCAGACTTGTGGTCCCCGCGAAGGGCTGGACCCCAGTGTGCTTTGAATAACGCTTCGGAGCGTTCCTGATAAATGGATTTCGCTTCCTCGAGGAGCACGCTGCGGCGGCGACCAGCATCGGACAACTCGCGGCGCACAATCTCATGCACGCTCTGCGTTGACCCAAGACCAACAGCGGCGGCGATCTGCCGATACGTTGCCCCCGCTAGAAATAGTTGGAGCACGCGCTGGTCGCGTTCGTCCTTGTCCTCACTCACGCCGCGACCTCCTCAAGGAAGGACACTTCCCGACCTTCAAGCATCGGGATAATTCCAGTGTGCTGCTGAAATCTGCGAATGATGACATCGGCGTAGCGCGGGTCCAGTTCAACCAACAAAGCCCGGCCGCCACGATTATGCGCCGCGATCATCGTGGACCCCGATCCGGCGAACGGGTCAAACACAACCCCACCAGGGGGAAGGCTATTGGCAAGCATCGCCCCAATCAAAGCGACCGGCTTCATCGTCGGATGCTCGGCATTACGTGCTGGCTTATCAAATACAAACACTGAAGTCTGGGAATGGTCGCCAAACCATCGTTGCCCACCTCGACCCAACCTTCCGGCCTCGGCTGGAACGAATCCATACAAGATCGGTTCGTGCTTGTAGTGATAGTCAGAACGACCCATGACCATCGTGTTTTTCAGCCAAATCAACCCTTGACGCACAAGCAAGCCTGACTCGCGCATCGCCGAATGGAACTGGAACGCTAGCGCACCCGGCGGGTGCGCTACATAAACCGGAGCACCGGGACTGCATACATTGATTACGACCCGGAACGCGGCTTGCAGCAATTCCGAAAGTCCCCCCCCAGAGTCATTTTGAATAGTCAGCGCGTCTTTGGTTTTTCCGACGTAGTCCACGCCGTACGGCGGGTCGGTCCACACGCAGTCCGGTGGGGATTCCAACACCAGTTTGCGCACCGCCTCAAGGTCGGTGCAATCCCCAACCAGCAGCCGATGCTGACCCAACACCCACACCTGACCCAG